TCCAACTGTAGTCAAATCGGCGACAGTTCCAGCATACTCAACCATCCCGGTGGCAGACTTAAAATAAAATTCAAGTTCCTGCACATTTGCAACCTCAAGATCGTTTCCAAATTTGCGGTTGTACTTGCGGAGAATTGATGGGGTGCTTGGAGTTCCAATCAGGAAGATTTGGCCCGAATTCATTACCGCACCCAATACACCACGGAATCCTTGGCGCACTGCATTAAGGTAAGCACGATTGATGGCAGAATTACCTTTTACGGCCATGGTCACGATTGTTTCGTAAGCCGGTGATTGCGGAGTTCCGATGTCGTTTTCATCGATTCCAGCCTTACCACCTTCTGAATTTTTTACGAAATCAAATTCGTGCATCACTCCGGTGATGGTGTAAACCAAACCGTTTTGTGGAACCTTTTTCGTGGTTGGATCAATGTTGGCAATGCTTACCACATCTTCCGCCTGAATGCCGAAAAGTCGGGCAATACCACCAGCTGCGCTTTCGCAGCTGGCGGACATATCAATTAGAGAAACACACATATCGTTTTATTGATTTAGTGTTTTTAAGCCTCGTTACCGTTGCACCAGATCACAGAACCATCACGGAAGTTTACACCGGCACGGAAATCCATCATCACTTTGATGGTTCTGTTAAACTCCTGAGTAAGGATGTTTGAGGCAGCACCTTCGATGTCATATCCGAAAACCATGTTCTCCTTTGGAGTGATGAGGATACGATTTGAATCTACACCAACCATTCCTGGGATTGCCACAAGTTGAGTTTGAGTTCCTTCAATCAAAACCTGAGTGTAATCACGGTTGTAAACAACTGAACCAACTGAAGCCTGATAATCATCCATGTAATGGTCAAAATTGGCAACAGATAGGAAGCAGTACATCGGCTTGTTACGGTATTGTCCAGCAATCTTGTTTCTCACCTTACGAACTTCATCCAATGCATTTGAAGCGGTGATTGCAGTAAATGCAGTAACATTTCCAGCTGGTATTTCGCCAGATGTAACCGCACCTTTAACAAGCTGAAGAATGCCATCCATTGTGTCAGCAGCATCAGTTCCAGATGCATCGTAAAGACCATTCCAAACTGATCCCTCTAAATCATCTTGCGCTTGTCTGGCAATCGCTTGCATTATAAATTCCTCGAATGGAATATCAAATGGTGATGATGGCGGAGCGCCAGCCAATTGACCCAACCAGGAATTGTATAAATCCAAAGGAACAATTGAAATGTCGGCAGATATTCTGCGAGCATGTAGAATTCTAGCGCCAAAAACCAAGGCATCATCAGTGGCAGTAAATCCACCACCAGCTGCATAAGGTTTTAGAATGCTTCCAGTGGTCAATTTGGCCAAAGGAAGTTGATCGATTGAACCAGTAAATGTTGTGAAATACTGGGCCGTAGATTCGCGGAGAATCTTGTTGAAAATGTCCACCTTCGCTTGTCGAGCATATGCCCCAAGTGCGGTGTTGAGTGCGGTGATGTTAACTGATGCCATTTCTTTATTTTATGGTTTTAAATTTTGAAAACTTATTTTTTTGATGCCATGATTCTGCGGCGCTCTGCCTCCCATGGAGTAAGTGGTGTATCATTTCCACGAAGATTGGAAACATTTACATCAGCTGATGCGAAAACCCTAGGTGCAAGCGGAGCATTGCGAAGTGAATTTATTTCATCGGATAATGATCTCACGCTTTCGGTCAATTTATCGATTAGGTCTTGTTGCTTTTCTACCACATTAACCACTGAATCGATTGCACGGTTGGTTTCTTCCAACTCGGCAGAGTTAGAAACAACCACTACATCTTCCATCAATGGTTCGCCTTCAACGACTACTGGTTCAACAATGGATGTAATTACACCAGCTTCATCCAGTGTGATGGTATAGCCTTCCAATTCGCCTGTCAGCATATGATCACCAGCCGGAGCAGTTTCGGTGGAACCGGCAATAAAAACAACATTACCAACTGCCGGAAAATCAGCATCGGTTTCAATTGTGATTGCAACACCATCCATCGTGGTTGTTTCAATGCTTTTTTGTGCGATGAAAACGGCTTCCAATGCCGCTTTTGCGCGCTGGAGCAGATTGCCAGCCTTTTTCTCGGATTTGTTCATTTTTAAGTTTCTATAATTTTCGTACTTCGATACAAATTGTTCCACAATCTCTGGCTGACTTGCCAAAATTTCCCAGACCGCTGGATTAGAATCAAGGAATTCAAATGCTTTCGCACTCAATAATTCATTACCACGATTGTCCCTGAATAGGTCGGTGGTGTTGGCTCCCTGATCAACAAAGTCGGTAAAATGCCAATCCATTACCGTTTCATAAAGTACCCGATCCACATCGGCCAAATCAGCCATAAATTTCACTTGTTCTTCATCCCCTGTCCATTCTTCACGACTGCCATCGGCATTGATAAAGTAATGTTCGCCAGGAGTAAAAACGATTGACATCATAATAGCCTGTGAATCCTCCTGTGCCAAGTCCAAAATATACTGTCGAAGATTTCCCTTTCCCGGTGCATTTTCCGCAGCTGCGGAAAGATGGATGTCGGCAATCACTTGGTTTCCGCGCTGGCGGATGTTCTTCGCTCTTCCGGCATAACTACCCAAAACCTGATCGCACATTCCGGGATGGCCAAACCGCACTTGATGCCCATTTTCGCCATGCCTAGTTTCTGCGATTTTTACCAATCGGGAAATAAATTCAACCGGTGTTTTAATGGTCACCGGGAAAGTTTCATCAACTGTTTCAATGTATGATTCACCAGCCTGACCCCTCGGCTGCATCGCCTGGCAAAGCACAACATCAAAAAGGATTCCTTTTTCGACATCGACATTCATGCCGGTAAGCATTGCAGCGATTGACCTGGTTGCCCAGCCTTGCGAATTCACTCGGATAAGGCGATTATTCATATTACAAATCTCCGCCAATGATTACAGATTTTATTAGGACTCCCCGACTCAATTATGCTACTATGGAACAAACGGTGCTTCGTATTTAATAATAGAACGCAGCTGACTTGATGTCAATTCAATATCATATCCCTGAATTTCCCCAGGCGATTTTCCGGTCAAATATTCGTAATTGATGTAATAAGGCAGCGCATTTGATCCGCTTACATACCACTGCGCACCTTTAAGAAATACCAAAAAAAACGGCTTCTCCTTATTTTGAAAAAGCCATTCAGTTACATCCTTAGAATATCGAAACGAAATCGAATTATCGTAATTGATTCCGGCATCTGATTGCCTCATCCGGCTTTTAAAATTACACGACTGAAAATCGAAATCAATCTTGATTGCCGTTTCGCTGGTCACTATGTCGGTGATAATTTCCGGTTCAAAAACAAAAATCTGAGTCATGTCCGCCGGCACCAAATAGAGCGCATCAATTCCTGAAATTTCAACATCACAAGTCGAAATATTGGTTGCGCCAAGAATCAAGTCATTCAAGTTCATACAGTCGTAATTGAATCGAGTTCAAAACTACAGGCAATGCTTGTTCTTCATTGCGGACTTTAGTGGGGTGCAAATAGCGATCCTTACGGCGCTGCCAAGTGCGATATGCGGAATCCAGATCATATTCATCAGGTGTAATTTCGTACATCGACAAAAACTCCCTGGCGGCTTCTCTTGCCGGAATACCCTTGAATACTGCATAAGCCATTACGCTGAATAATTTATCCCTGAATTCACGGGCCAGTGTTGAATGGAGTGCATATAAAGTATAGAGCGATGAACAATTCATTTCAACCATTATGAAACTGGTCGCATCATTGGATTTTTCAAAGTATTTGGTTACTGCGTTTTTATCGCGAATTGTTCTAACTATGCGGTTCTTAATCTTCAGGACTCCCCGGTTGGAAAGGTCTGGCGCAACATACTTCCGCACATAAGGTTTGCAGGGTAATTTGTGAAGCTTCATAATGTCGATTTTGTCGGTAAAGTACTATTATAAAACACTGACTAAACAGGACATAAATATACTGAAATACAATTATTTATATTGGTTTCTATTTGTGTCTTGATTGGACAAATTTATTGGAAAAATTGAAATACAAAAAGATGGTTTCCGACATCGCTCACGCTCGATGCCCTGTTTTCGTTCCAACCGTTCCAACTTTTCTTAGCAGTACCACCAAACGCACAGAGTCTCAGTAAAATAACGGTTGGAACGGCCCTTCCAACTTTTCCAACTTTGTGCAATTAATTGCACGATTGGTTGGAACGGCTTTTCCAACCAAAAACCGCAATTCGTTCATGTTTGTCTTTCTAAATTGATTGATTCATCCGGATTTTCCGGATAGTTCAGCATTGAACTATTTTAAGATTTTAGATTTTGATTAAACGCAAAAAAACCGGCAAATGTGCCGGTCTCTTTGACTTCAGAAAAAATAAAACAGAAGCGATAAGTCGCAAATATAAAAAAACCGCCAGGAACCCCGGCGGCTTTTTAACACCTCATTTTAACCTAACCAAAAAACAATCTTTGATCGGCGGTCGTATCAATCCTTCACGCACTTCGATGTGATCTTCAGGTGGCGATTTTTTTGGGGATCGCCAGTGTCGGCAAAAACAATTCCATCCCATGTCCTTCAACCGGTGCCGGGTTTCAATCTCTTCCATGTGGGTATATGCCCAAAATTTCATCTTGTCCCATTTCCGGAATGGCGCAACCGATTCACGATAATACACATAAACGATTCGCTTGTGATACCGTGAAACCTTGGTTTCTCGCTCAATCAATTTCAGGTCTAAATCCGAAAGCTTTCTCATAATTGCTCCAGCTGATTCAAAAGAAAATTTCGCTCTCGATTTAAATAACCTTCGACCCAAGCCAAAAAAACACCACTTGTAACTGAAGATGGAATATCGGTTGGTAATGAATAATCCACATCATGTTTGATGGTTAATAATCTGTCTTCCGCTGGCGCATTTGGATCACGAATTAAAATATCCAATCGCTCTGGATGATCCAGCGCAGAAATCCATTGTTCCAGTTTCTGCAATTTGTTTTGGATGGCAAGCGCTCTGCCGATGTTTTCTCGCTTCATTTGACTTTAATGTAAAAATATTGTTTCTGAAAATTTAGCTTGTCAAAAATGTCTTTTGCTCTGCCCATTGTCCAAACTTCATTCGGGCGATTAACTTCCAAACTCTTTTGAATCTGGCGGAAATCCGCTGGCTTAAAAAATTTGATATCAATCAAATCCTGTCGATCCTGAATTGATTCGGGATGGTAACACGATTCTGCCTGGGCTTGGCATTTCGGACAAGTGATTTTAACCGGTGCCATCCATTCATAAATGATTGGCTCGGATGTGAATGTCATGTGCTTGTTTTCGCAGTAATAGACATTCATTTTGGTTTTCTCTTCTATTTCCATTTCGTTTATTTATTTAAAACATAAATAAAAAGCGCACCAAGACCATAACCAATCGAGGAGGTAAAGGCAAGTTTAATTCTCTGATTCCAGTTTTTTGCCTCAATAATGTATCCCACAAATGGCAATCCCAAAAACGGCCCAATCATAGCATAAAAAACCATCCAAAAAGATTTATCAGTTACTGTTGAAATATACATTGTTGATCCACATTCAAGTACAAATGCGCTCAGGCAAACCAAATAATACCCTTTTTTGATTTTGTCTTCTGCTTTCATTTCGTTTATTTTTCTTTGATAATATTGTAAAAAGGATTGGGTGTGTGCTTTGCTTTAGTCGGTTTTTTTTTACTTCTGAAAGGTTTGCCTCTTCCCATAAATGTGTCCCACTTTTGCGTTTTATGGTCAAACACAAATCTCCGGTAGCAGCTCGATAAAAAAACCAAAGCCAAAGCAAAAATCAATCTCATTTGCAGTCCACGGTTAGAATTTTCGTGACCAAAGTATCTTTAAAAACGAATCGCTGAACTTTGATTTGCTCCCCAATCCAGGAATTGTTTGGCCCACAGGAATAATAGGAACTGGATGTCGTTTTTGGAAAATCCTTTCGTGCCGGGTAATAATCCTCCGCCAGAGTCTGGGTGCAAGTTTGACAGTCTTGTTTTTTGCACGATAAAAAAAGCAATTGAAAGGCAAAATGAATTGTAATAATCAATCTCATAATTATTCAATCAAAAGATTAAGATTGATATCGTGGCATTCCAAAATTTCTTGAATATTGCTTTGTAAGGTGAACCCATCAATGCTTTTTCCATCCTCAGTTTTTTTCAGCACATTCCGCAAATGCATTTGGATTTGGTTTAATGCCAAAGCCATATCATAAGCTTTAATGCATCGCCGATGTGCAAAGCTATCATCGTAGTCGTCTAGGTTAAAAATCAGTGTCGCTTTCATATTCTTCTGAATTAAAAATTTTAGATTCTTTAAAGTAATCGCAGTTCCCATCATCATCCGGTTCGAAATCGGAATATGATTGATAAAGGTGATCCGGCTTTGTCGTGAACCTTTCGCAGTTCTCTGACATTGGACACAAGTAATTTTTGCAAAGGGAAAAATCTGCCATAATCTTAAAAAGGTACTGAATTGTATTCTGCTTTTTCTTCGTAATCAACCACCGACAATTGGCTTTCGCTGGTGTCAGCCATGTAGCTGAGTTTCCTCAAGCTGAAATCCTCCTGGAGCATGGTATAATTAAAAACCATCGCCGATGAATTGCTTTCCCCAAACTTCATCGACTTCTTTTCGCCAATGTAAGCCGGTGAATTTTTCAGGTAACTACGCAAAGTATCTGAATCCATATATTTCTGGCCTCGCTGCCTCATTTCCTTCGCATATACAGGCTGAATCTGATTCAGGCGAATAAATAAAACTTCGGTGATCTGGCCCATGTTGTACATGGTTTCGGATTTTGCGGAATCCCGGCGCACGGCAATGGTTTGAAGTTCCCGAAAAGTGAACTGGCGATTCTCTTCCAAAATGCCGGAGTGAACCAAATATGCCATGGCTTCCCAGAACTGGGATGATTCCTCGGAGTTTTGCATCATGCCGTTTTGTGCCTCAGCTATTTTTTCCAAACTGATCCGTAATTCCTCTTCAACAAACGGAAAATTCAGCTTGCTGGATAATGTTTGATAAATCGCCATTACGATGGCGCAGTGTTGCCCGATTCGGCTGACATTAGTTCCCACAAAGCGCTTGGCAAACTTCTTTTTCCAGTACTTGTAATTGGCCGCATAACTCTCCTCCATCTCTGGGCGGTGCTTTAAAATGGATGTGGCAATCTGTGTCAATGATTCATTTTGCAAAGACTTCAAATCCGAAATCAATTCCATCGATTCTTCCGAAAATCCATCGTTTTTGAAAAACTGAAGTAAAACCACTCTGGTGAATAGTGCCACATCAGCCACCGGTAAGTGCTGACCAGTTATAACAACACTGGATTCAATCTGATGGCTCACAGTCCTGTTTGAGGTATTTGACTGAGAAGAATCTGCTTTTAAGTACGCATCCCGGTTCCAGATCTGTTTTAAAATCTCGACTTGTTTGGTGTCCAGTTCATTATTGTACTCCTCCAGCAGAACCATTCCGTTCCGGACTTGTCCAAGCTTCCTGAATAGTGCCGCCATTGAAACTGAATTGATATTACTACCGACCGATTTGCCTTCTGTTTTATGAAGTAAAGAAAGAATTGAATAAGCCATTGTCGATTTCCCTGACTCCGGTTTGCCGTATAAATAAAGCATCGGGAAAAATCCATCGGTCTTAAATATAATGTCCGAAAACATCGCCATGCAGCAATACATTAATCCAATCCGACCGTTTTCACCGTACACCTTACAGAACAATTCCGCCCAGCTGCTGAATGCGATGTTTCTTTTCACATGGACAAACTCCCTTTCGAACTGGTAGGTCATCCGGTTGTTTCGATAGATGTCTGAAAGCGCCGGGAAAAAGTAGTTTTTTGATTTCAAAGTCACGATTCCAAGGTTGTTGATTTCGTGAAATTTTCCCTCTGCCAGAATGCCATTTGAAAACGCAAAAAATCCATCCTCCTGTTGGCCTAGTGTGTTGATTTCTTTGGCGGCTGGTGTCACCTCATATAGCCATGATTTGACTTTAGTCCATTCCCTTCGATCAAACAAAGACCAGAAGTTTCCCCTTTCAACATACTTTGCAAATGAATCCACAGAAACAAATGCATCGGTCGTAATGTGGTCGATTCTGCGCTCCTTTTTTGAATTGGTGAATTCAATAATCCTGGTCGTTTTACCCTCTTCATCAGTCACTAGGTAGTGCGGTGCCATTGTAAAATTGGACTTTGGCTCAAAAGTCATTTCGCCATCCCTAATTTTGCCGATGTAGGTGATATTTTTCCAGCTGAGAAATCCATATTTCCGGACAAAATCGCCGCATTCCTTTTCCTCAGACTTTGAAAGCTTCACCGGAAATCGAATCACCAGCACATTGTTCACCATTTCCTCTGGCTCCTCTGCGCTGGCCTGATTGGCGGATTTTTTAACCGGTTGAATCGATTCGGTGCGGATAAACTTCCGCATATCGCATCCAGCTTTTTTGGCTTGGCTGAGGAAATAAGCCGGATCGCGCCATGTGGTTGTTTTTAAACAGTTGTCAAACTTCTGGTCGCAATCTTTTTCGTTGTAATCAATATTGGATCCGCTGATTTGATGAAATAGATGTCTGCCAGCCTCGCCCAGAGATGCCAGAGAAAACCCGATTTTCAACCACTCGTTGTAACCGGTGGTTAAATCAATTCCCAGTGCCGCCACTTGGTTCACGACTCCCTGAACATAGTCGAATTCCGATTTTACCTCGTATGGTTGAAACTGCCTGACATTGGTCAAAACCTCTCCGGTTTCCATGTCGATTTCCATTTCGATTTCGGGCAGATAAACGCTTGAATCCTCGTTCACATAGATGTTTTCATCAATGGATTCAAAGCAAGCCCTGCAAATGTCTTTGCCGGATGCATCGAGTTCCAGACCATATTTATGGTGAAAGTATTTTGCCAGGGAATTGAATGATTCAAGATGTTTATCGGGATCAATCTTTGCCAGGGCTTTGAGTCCTTCGCCACCGGTTGAACGAAACATCACCATGATGTAACGGTCTTCCATCAGCTGGAGCGCCACCGCTTCCACATCGCCGACATTGTCAAAATCCAAGGTGATTAATCCTGAATGCTTTTCAAGACTCGCCGCATTTCTTGCGGAGAATGTGCCTGAAAATGTAAAATAGGAACACCGCTTTTTAAGTTCCTTTTTCTTTTTTTCATCCGTTTCAATTCGCACTGGTCGAATTGTGGCATATCCTTTCCCTTCCCGGATGTATTCGACTGCCTCTTCCAAAGAAACATTTCTGGTCGGCTTCGTAACGGCAATTCCGCCTTCGAAAAAACTCACTTGAATATTTTTCATATTTCCTCCGCCAGTACTTCTTTGATTTCATTTAATAAAGCCCAGTCTTTAAACTGGCCGGAAACAACCCTGTACACTTGACTCTGCGTTACTGGTTTTCCTTTCTTCTGTGCTGCGGAAATCACTTTGTCAGTGTATCCAAAATAGGTCAATCCCTTGACCTCCTTTAAAACCGCCAAATATTGCGGTCGATCCTTTCGCCTTATCGCCATCTGTTTATTGATTAAGTTTCCGCAACTTTAACCAACTTTATTGATGTTTCAAAAAAAAATAAACCGAAAATAAAACCGAAAATAAAAATCGATTAACTATTGGCCCGGCTTTCTATCCGGGCCGCATCTGAAAGCTGCCTCTGCTGCTGCTCGTACACCACCACGGCAGACAGTTGTTTTGGAAACGCAGCAAATGCCGCATTAAGCTGGCGCATCTCGGCAATTTGTGCCTGTGCCAAGGAAACATTCACGGCTCCGGAATCGCCTCCTGGTCCAGCTTTGGTTCCTAAATCAATAGTACCGCCATCCGCATATTTACGGCCTTCCACAGGCGCTCCACCCCGGTATAAACTTGAATTCAAAAGCGCATCAATTGTTCCCTTGTTGTTTTGATATGCAGTCCGGCTGAATACGGTCAGAAATTCGCCTTTTTCTACCTCTCCCAAATGCGCTCCAGTGCCACCATCGGTAAGGTGAATTCCTCCAGCGGAATGTCGGCTGCCTTCGGATAAGTATCCACCCTTCGGAGTAATCATTCCACCTTTCTCAAATGTGATTCCTCCAGCCTTTGCAGCTGCAAAGGAAGTTCTGGCTATGGCGAATGCGGATTGAATTGTGGCAAATGCTGGCCCCCATCCGGGAATTACTGCGTTTAATGCATTCAAGTTTGCATTGGCCCAGATTCCTTGAATCTCCTTTACTCCGGAAATCGCAATTTCTGCCACGGTTAGTGCTTTAATAATACCGCTGAACCGCCTTCTGTTTCCTTCATCCTCAGCCAAAGCTGCTTTGATGCCTCCGACTGTTCCCTTGAATAAGTCAAGCCGTGCAGCTGATAACTGTTCCTCGTTGACTGCGGTCTTTTTTGCAAGATCAATCCGCTTTTTAGCTTGATCAGCATCAAGTTTTTCAATGGCCAAACCTATTTTTTTGGCTTCATTGGTTTCTCCCTGGCCCAAATCCTGAAGAAGTTTTAATCGCTTCTCAAGCCCCAATCGTTTGACTTGAAATAACCTTTCCTCTTTGATGGTTTCAGCTGCCACCAACTTTTCAACTGCAATGGTTTGACGCTCTTCATCCAGCGCGATTTCCTCCTCTCCAGCTTTTATCTGGTCTTCTGTCTTCTTCTTTTTGCGCTCATCCTCCGCAGCTTCCCGATCCAGGCGATTTTGCAACAGTGCCGCATCCTGTTTATTCTCTAATTCAATCGCAATTTCAGCGGTTAATTGACCGTTTGCCTGCAAGCTTGCCAATTCTCTTTCAAAGGCCACCATGATTTCGGCATCTTTTCTTTCATATTCATCCTTGATGTTGGCAATTCTTAAATCTGTCAGCTTCCGGGCATATTCCAAAGTAGCTTTATCGGCTTCTTCCTGGGCTTTCTTTTCGGAATCCCTGCTTTTCTGGCTGGCCTCATCGATTGAATCAAGTAATTGATTCCGGCGATTGGTGATTTTTTCCTGAAGATTAATCGATTCAGTACGCAAAGCGATTTCCTCTGCCTGGGCTTCTCTGAATTTCCTTCTGGCTTCATCGGATGCAACATCGTTTTCCCCTAACTGGTCGAATTCTAATTTGGCGATTTCTGTTTTTTGCTTTGCAATTGCCAAATCCTGGGCCAATTTCTGCCTCTCCAAATTGGATGCCCGATCCAAAATGGCAAGCCTGTCCTGTTCTGATTTCGTTCTATCCTTTGATTGTAGAATTAACCGGGTAATCTGTTGTTCCAGCTGGGCTGATTTCACCAAATTATTGGCTGAATCCTCATCAAGCTTATCATTTAGTTCTGCCAATTGATTACCAACTGCCACGGCGGCGGTCAATTCCTTGTTAAATTCCTTTGCTTTGGTGGTGGCATCCTCGATTCCTGTGGTTAACTGGATGGTACCGTTGGCAATTTTCTCCATGTCCGCTGATAAGATGCCCTCTAAAATCACTCCGAAAGCAGTAAACCGGTTGATTAGGTTATTTAAGACCAAATCTCCCAATTCCTTCAATGCTTCCTTGGGATTGTCAAACGCTTTAAATATCCATTCGCCCAATTTCCCCACTATTTGAGTGACCACCTTCATTGCCAGCCCCAATCCGGTGGTAATTCCTTCCAGTTTTTTGGCTCCTTCATCGGTTTTTGTGAACCAAGTGTAAAGCGCAGTAAGTGCCAGAACGATTGCGCCGATGCCGGTGGCAGCCAAAGCAATCCGCAAAGCACCCATTGCCGCAACATTCGCCATTATTGCGGTTCTGACTGCTCCAAATGTCGTGGCAAAGTCCTGAATCATCCGCCCGGTGCTGGTCATTCCTAGGATGTCGGCATTGGCTTTCTTGGCTCCATCGCCTAATTCCTTCATCTGTTCGCGCACTTGTTTGGTTGCATCCCTGACCTCATGCAGCCGGTTGGTAGCGGTGCCAAGTTCTTTGGCCTTATCTGCGAATTCCTGACTGCCCACAGGCAATAATCGCATCTCTCGGTTAAGGTTCTTAACCTCGGTTTCCAGTTCCTTAATCGTTTTGGCGGCGATTTCGCCGTTGATCTTTAGCCCAATCTGGGTTTCGGTTTTATTTCCAGCCATTATCCAATTTCCTTGTCTAAGTTGTAATCAAAAAGCTTTGTTGATGATGTTCCAATCACATCAATTGAAGTCTGAATAAGCTGGGCGATTAAAGGCCCATACATTAATTTGGCAAACCACGGTTTTCTGCGGCCAAATCCTTTTTCATATCGCCTTACCGCCACTCCCCAGGCAATGCGCCTGGCTGCAACAGTATCCACAAGTCTTTTATTCGAATTTTTATACCCGGGAACGTACTTAAATGACCCAATTCCCTTAGATAATACCCAATCGGTTATAAGATCAACCGGTGGCAGCTTTGAATACTTGACATTTTTGCGATAATCGGCAAATCGGGCTGAGTTTTTAAAGTCAATCAGAACCTCGATTTGTCCATCATCCATTGCCACCATCCGCCCAGCAATGGATTGAATACTTTCTCCGGTGTTGTTTAGCTTTTTATCAACGGCATTTTTTTTCATTTTCAGGATTGCCATCTGTAACCATGCGGCAACGGCATCCTGAAGTTCTTCGACCATTTCCGCAGATAATTCTTTGACTGCCATAATTCAAAAGTGCAGAAAATGCACAAACCAAATTAGGACAAAACAAAAACGGCGATCATAGACCGCCGTTTTTAATCGTCAAGTTTATACCAAACATTTTAATCATTTCTTAGCTGGGCAAATATAGCTGATTGGTTGTTAATCAGACAAGCCATAAGGTTCTCCCAATTGTTTGATGAATTTAAATGAACCATTGCTTTTTCAACTGACCATTCCGCACGATTGATTCCGGCTTCATCAAGAATAGCCACAACCATTGGAATCAATACCTTTAAATCTTTTGCCGTGGGTTTCAAAAAATCTATCATTTGAAAATTAAAAAACCCAAAATGAATCCAAATAAACCCCAAAAAAACATCTGCCGCCGAATCTCTTTTGATTTGTTTTCGGCAATCATGTAAATCATGAAAGGCAGAAAAATAAAGACTTCAATCCAAAGTATAAAAAAATGAATTGTCGAAGAAATATCTTTATTCTGGTTTAAGTGAGTTTCAAGTCCCAGAATAAAGAAAATCGCAAAGTAGGTAACTCCATTCATCGCAGTTCAATGGTTTTATCATCCGGGATAAAATTGGTTCCGTTGTTGCCTGTCAGCTTCATGTAACTAACCTCAACTTTTGCAGAGTTTATCACCGCATTGGCAACCTCTGCCACGACTCTGGCTCTCTCAATATCCATTGGCTGATCCTGATCCAGGAGCGATTCAATGGTGGCGAAAAGGTGGTTTCGCAAATCTTCAATCTTGTTCTTTGGCATCGCAAATTCTGTTTATTTTATTTTTCAATCGTATCACTTCTTTTAAATCTTCCGGCAAATTATGGATTGTGTTGTTTGCCATGTTTTCTGCCCGGCTGATTAGCCTGAGATTTCCCAAAACGCAATTCAATGGATTGCCATCGATGAATTTGAGCGCATATCCAGCTGGCACCTTACCGTGTTCTGATTCCCACATCCACTTGTGCTTCAAAACATATTGGCGATTCCTCAATTTGACCATCAAATAACCATCTTTAGTAATTCGCTCATGCCCTTGTTGCTTAGTGTTCCAAGGCTGATGGCCCGATGTAAAAAAAGTATGTGATATTTTTTCCTTTGTGGCCGGATTCATGCGCTTCCCTTTGTTGTAGGAAACTCCGCCTGGCTTGTATCTGTAAGCTTCTCCCGATTTTTTCAGCTTCTGGGCTTCCTTCATCAGCAATTCGTGAATGTAAGCCGGATCCTTTTTTAGGCCCAGCACTTGCGCTCTGCCGACAATGCTTCCGTATGATCGCTGCATCTCCTCAGCAACCTCCATGTTGTTCATCCGGGGATATATATTGACCAGCTTTCGGTCTTCTTCCGGTGTCCAGTGCTTTTTCATTTTGAATCTGTTTTAAAATTGCTTCTCTGATTAATTCTGACCGGCAGCGCTGCCCTGCCCAGGATAAAAATAATTCCCATTCCGATTTCTGCATTTTAAAGGTGATTTGATTCACCATTTTTGTGGAATATTTTAATCCGTATTGGTTATTTTTTGGCGCTCCCATACTCTTTATGTTTGGCTCAGGTAAATGTGTTCTAGAATTAAGGTGTAACACTGAAGATCACGGATGGTGTCCCGGATAGATTCGTGGTTTGGAATCTTCCCGGCTTCTGATAAGGTTTTTAAACGGACAATTTTTGTCCCAATAAAAACATGGCAAACCGATTCCATGTCCATTTCAAGTAATTCAGCCACTTGGCGAAATGCTTTCAGGACATCATCCTCGCCAGCGTAATCCTGGCTCTTACTTGTAATTATTTTTCTGATTTCTGCCAGCTGGTGGTCGAGAATATCATTTCTGTTTTGGCTCGTCATATTCGAATTTATCCATGTGTTTTAAAAAGTTCTCCCTTGTCTCCGGTTCCATGTCGAAAATCTGCCAAATCAGATTGCAGATTTCAGAATTGATTTCATCCTCATCTTTAGCCATTGGGCCAAGTTCCCGATGGATGAATTTTTCAAACAAGGTGCAAGCATTTTTCACCTGATTGAAATGGTGCCGCACTTCGTGGCGCATCTGCTTTCCGGAATAGTGGACTACCTCGCTGGTGATTAGGGTGCATTTCACGAATGCACATAATTTATTGAAGTCATTCATGATTTTTCGATGCTGAGTTTAATGCCAAGTGCATTGGCATATTCAATTGTGCGATTCAAGCTGATGTTTCGGCCAGCTTCCATTTTGGAAACCGCCGAACGATCAATCCCCATGGATTCCGCAATTTGTTCCTGGGATTTACCCTGTCGAATTCTTTCTGCTTTAAGCCTTTTGAACAGGCTTTTGATTTCATCATTCATAATTTCAGTTTACTTGTTAACCTTCCGTTTTCATCGTAAAATTCGTGTCGAATTCTTAAAATCCGCCCAGAAAAATCCGGGCGGAGATGTACCCAATCGCCAACCTTACTGTTGGCAGCTGGAACATTGAATTGTTCTGATTGTTTCAGATTTAAAAAATGAGCCATCTCCTGGATGCCATCCGAATTCTCAATTATAAAATGACTTATAACCATGACTTCAGGTCGTTTACGATTTGAGAATCGACTAGGTGATTTACACCATTCAGCTGGTACCACCATTCGAGGAGAAATTGACGACCTATCGGCGATTTCACCATTTTGATTTTCATAAACTTTTTCATCGCTTCGTTTATTTTTAAATTAGTAAAGATTGTTTTTGCGCTTACATTCATTCCATAAAGACTTAAGAGCATCTCTTTGAGTGTATACTCCTCTTTTGGAAATAGGCTTATACAAGTAACGATCGTATGCCATTGAATCGGTGCTGGTGCAGCTATACTGCTTTCCCCTGTATTGAATGGTCACTTTATAGTGTCCATAGGAATGTGTTTTGCTTGCGATAATGCGCTGGGATAATTCTGCTGTTGTCATTTTTTTGTTTGGTAAAGTTTGAACTTGTGCTGCTCCGTTGCAGTGGGACAAATGTACAAATGGTTTTAATATGTGCAATAGGTTGCACACTTTTTTTCAGAAAAAATAGAAAATATTTTTACTCTGCCTGAAATCAGCTGGATAGTGTTTCCACAATCATTTCGGAGGAAGTCTGTAAAACTCCGTTGATTGTGGTTTCGTTGGCAGTTAACGCAATGGTAAATTCGTATTGCTCGTTTTTAAGATTAACCAAAACCGCTTGTCCAGGATCGGAAATAATGCCGACCAAATTGTAATAACCGCCATTAAAATTAAAGATGCCTCCGGAAAATAAAATTGATTCCATTATTCTGCAATTATTTGAATTGAACGGACATAATTGACATATGTTAGATTCGCATTTGTGGCAGTGGTAGTGATTAGAATGTATCGATTTACTGTCCAATCAATTGCCACGGCATTATATGGGCCGGAAAGCGCTAAATCAGTGTAACTATTGGCTGCCGTAACAAGATGAAAAGCAGATAAGGTTGTTTTATTTGAAATTAAAATGCTTCTCTGGAAAATAAAACCGGAAAGACCTGCGCCCGATGAAATTGTCGAAGAACCAATTAAAACGGCACCAGAAAAAGATGATGCACTAGCACTTACATATATCTTTACAATAACGGCATTGAAAGCTTCATTTGATCTCCAAAGCCTAGCTTTGATTGTAAAGGCCGTTGAATTGTCAAATGTGTTGGCTGGAATCAGTAGGGATTTATTGATTGTCTCGGCATTGGTACCAGTTACACTGGTTTGCGTGGCATCCATAAAAGTGCCTTGTTTTCCATTATTGTTTGACCAGGCAAAAGTACCAGCCCCATCAGTTTGGAGTAATTGACCGGAAATGCCATTACCCAATGCGGCGGTTATAATTTGCGAAAGTGTTTTATTTTTCCAAAGTGCAGTCGCAGATTCATACATCAGCAAGTTATTGTTCGCCACACTTGTAATTGTCACATCGTGGATTTCTCTTAAAGAAAATCCATTTCTGACATTAACAAATATTTCACCGTTGTTTGATTGTTTCCTCGTAACAATACCAATAAAAACCAAATGCGCTGGCGCGAGCGGTTCATTTGCTGCGCCATAAAGTAAATTGCCATTGGTGCCAAGCCATACTGGATCGCCAGCTGCACCGGCTGCGCTTGTATCAAGGCCAGCCAATAAACCTTCTGTAATCACATAACCAAAGGCATTGTTTGCCAAATCAGTTTGAATCAAGCCCATCGTTTTACTTGATGTAACTTCGGTTGTATTATCAGCTTTACCAACAATAATGTTGGTTCCGTTAGCCCCTGTCACATAAACCGCCTGTCCTTTAGTCAGCGCAACTCCAGCTTTTACTTGGTGTTTTACTTGACTGGTAAAATTGTCAATCCATTCCGTGTTGTAATCGGTCGCATCAATTTTCGCTAGAATCTGGCCGGTAGTTCCAGCCACTGGAACACCAACACCATTGGTGCCATTTGTGCCGTTAGTTCCAGCTGGCCCTTTAATATTTCCTACGACAGACCAACTTCCACCAGCTTTCTCATATACATCGCCGTTGGTAGTGTTCAGGTAATAATCGCCATTATTTCCCAATCCGGGCGATGGTGTTCCAGCACCATCAAACCAAGCTGCACCACCGCCACCGCCGCCTGTCTGTTCATCAATCAAAACCACCGCATCAATTACGCTTGCAAGTTGTTCGTGAGTCACAAAGCCGGGAGATTTTCGCAAATCGCGAAGTCGAATTCTTTTTGGTGATGGCATCAGCTGATTGAATAAAGGGTAATGGTTGCCAAATTATTTTCCATCGGAAAACTAGTTTTCATTTCCGAAAAAAGGTAGTACTGATTGTGAATTTTAATCAACCGGTCAGGCCGAAGTTCCTGGAGAAGTGTTTCATTCATCGGAATCTGGATTACCGTGCGCTTTCTTTTTTGGACAAAATTTATCCAATCCTTTCCCCAAACATTATACAATCCGTAGTCACCTTCCCATTTGAGCGATCCCAGCGCCCCGGCATCGTTTGTGGCGAAAGGAACAATATCAGTTCCTCCGGCTGGATTGGTAACTAGCCCAGCGTAATACAGAAACCTCAGTGTACATTTGGTTTTTTCCTTAAATGTTTTCGAATTCCGACTGATGCTGGACATTGGCATTTTCACAAAATCAAAATCCCTGGCGGCCCAATATGTGGCATTGGTCAAGGGAATGTTTTCGTGTTCAATTAGACATTCATAATAATCGCCGTTTTGATCTAAAACAAAATCGCCAACTCGGTAGGTATTATTGATTGACTGAATAAAAAATGGCGGAAAATATTCTGCGCCATCCAGCCAATCGTGGCCGGTATACATCAAAGTCGTTCCGGCTTTTGGTTGGTAAACGGTCAGGACATTGTCATCTGCATCCGGAAGTTCCAGACCATAAAGATTTTTGGAAAAATATTGCCACTCAATCGAGGCATCAAAAATCCTTACCGCCAAATAATATTGATCCTCATCAATCACCAAAGCCAAATCATTTTCATTTGGCGATGCTGGTAGTGATGCAAAATCGGCAACCGCCGGAACCAATGTCAATTCCAGATTGTAGATGTCGTTCGTGAAAACTGAAATCAATTCATCAGCTGGATCGTTCGTGTAATCAAGAAAAAATCCTTTTGGATCTTCGTAAATGATTTCTTGAAAATTGCCGGCAATGTCGGTCAGATCATACGAATTTTCAAAGTCGGTCAGCACATCCGAAAGCTTGCGATACTTTACCCGGTTGCTGAAAAAATCAAAGAAGACTCCCAGAAAAAAGTAATTCCGGAAACCGTTGATGAAATCGCCTAAACTTATCGGTGGCAAAAACTGGCTGACATTTAAAATGTTTGCGCCCAAATCCGACTCCAGCCAGGGAGATGTTCCGGATGGTTTGAATTTTGTGAACCGGTCGGCTGAGTAATTCGAAAAAAGATAGAGATCAATAATAAAATTGTTGTTCGAAATGTTGGGCATATCTACATCCTTGTCGAATTCCGATTCCAAATAATCGTGCATCTTCTGGATGGCATAAAGCGCATTCACCGAAATAGAATGTGCGTGTTTTTGCAGCCAGCCGAAATCGTAATCGTTTCCGAAAAATCCGCCATTCTTCCAGTAATTAACTACACCGCAATATTCTGGTGTCGGCGAAAAAGTTGGATTCAAAATTGGATATGCCACAAAGTTTTCGCCAGGCACCGCATTGTTTACTTTTCTAGTTAAGTAAATCGGCAGATAATCGTTGAAAATATCTGCGGTCGGATAAGTGTAATTTATGCCGCCAAAAAACGACCAATACCCGACATCATTGTTTTGATCCAGGAATTGATTGAACGAATCAAAATTCAGTGGGTAGGTTTCGCCATAATTGTCGTAGAGCGTTATGCTTTCGCCATTAGAGAACGCCCGGAATGCTTTATTGGCATTGAACAAATCGTACTTCCACCAATTCCGGTTGTCTCCGCTTAAATTGTATTCTGCTCTTTTAATCGGCCAATCTGCTTTTGTGCATAGGAAATTCCAAGTCGGGCCGGATAGTGGATTTCCAATATTGTTGTCCTGATCGCTGGCATATATTTCATCTGTGGAAACATCCAAAACCAAATCATATTCATCATAACTTTCGAATGGTGAATAATTGGGAATTGGTCGATACTTACTGATTTGCGCCGCAATCGCAACCATTAATTCAGCAGCACTTTGACCGGTGTATTCGATGCCGTAAACATATTCATCGTAAGTCGGCCCAGCCGTTTCATACCGAACCGTTGCAAACAGATAATCATTCAGAACTGGCGGCGAAAGCAGTGTCAGCCGATAAGTCGCAAACTGAATTTCTGTTTTTACATCGATGCTTTCGGTTGGCACATCGGGCATGATTTTATTCCGGAGCTTGTCAGCCACCGCACCGGATGCCAGATAAAGGGAAACATTAAATCCATCGGTAGTGATGGAGTCCAGCGAAAGGGTGCATGGCATTTCAATCACACCAGATTTAAATTTCAGCCCGGTGTATTCCTTCTGGTAAGTCGCCAGGGAATTGATGTGATCGGAGAATCCGAAAAACAGTTTGTTTGTCGGCGACATTGGCAGCGAAAAAGTGTAGGTATAACTACCTCGCAAAACCTCAGTGCTGAAGATTGGATTAAAAAAATTTACCTGAACCACCGTTCCGGGATTCATGTCTAATTCAAAACCGTTGTCGCCGATAATTGTCAAGTTCATAATCTGGATGGCATATTGTTTTCAAATGCTGGGCGATATTCAAATGAGAAAGAACGCAATCCCTGCCTGGTGGAATTTAGGTATTCAACCGACTTGGTTGAAACCACAACCGGAATGAATTTGCCCAAATCATTATCCCACTTGAATTTTTTCGGAGATAAAGCGAAGTCCTGTAAAAGCTGGTCAATCATTTGCTCAGGCATAAATCCGGTGGCAACCTTAAATCGTTTCATTCCAACTGCCCTCCAAACCTCGGTAGTTGCAATGTTGTCTGCATCGTAATATTCGAACTGTTGCTGCTTCTCATAAGTGTTTTGAGAAACTTCTAAAATTGATGTAAGGTTGGCGGTGCAACTAAGTGTCCGCCATCCGTTTCTAAGTGAGAGAAAAACAAACTCTTCAATATCTTGATGCGGATATAAATCTGAAATAAAATCGGTAGATATATCAATCCCATCAATGTCGATTGTGATGGTTGACTTGTAAGTTTCATCAATCGGATTGATTGGAATTTTTACGACTGACCAATCATTGGTTGTGATTACCGTATCGGAAATGTTGCCGTTCATCGTGCCATCAAACAAAACAAAATCAATTGTGTAGGCATAAGTTCCAGCCGATTTTATCAAAACATAAACGGCAGAATCAATGGCCAGACTCAGAAAATTGTTTTCATTGGTCAAAAGAAACTGACTAATCAATTCTAAATTCCCACTAGTAACCTCTTCATAACCTCGGCCTCCAAACAAAACATAATCAATTTGAGAATCTACCCAGGAAGACCAGGTGCCGGAATCATAATACCGGGATGATGTGTAGAATTCGAGACTATGCAAAGGCAATTCCTCAACCACATTGTTGTTGTTGGGTATTGATGTTTTCAGCACCTTCAAACAATAAGCATCGAGAATTGAACTGATGTCCTGGTTTACAAATTTCAATGCATCAGAAATAAATCTGAATGTGCCAAGCAAAACAAAATCGCCGGTTGATCCATTAAACGGTTGGGCATAAACCCGAATCTCGATTGTGTTGAATGGGCTGAATGTTTCAATCGAAACATTAATTGGATTTTTGGAATAGTAACATTTGCTTGCTGCATAAATAAATGGAACATTTACCGATGGGAATGATGGAATTGATGCACAATCTTCAAATCCATATCCAAACAATAAAGTTTCTTCACCAAGTGTTTCTAAATCTACTGATCCAATTATTTGGCCGGTTGATGTGTCAAATGTTGTAACCGTAACGGTGACAACACCAACGGTAAAAAAAACATAAGACCCAATAAACTCCGGAGCGCATCCCGGCATATTGGTGATTGGATTTTCTTCCCATTCCGGGATAAAGTTGAAAGTGCCATCGGCATTGATTACAACTTGATTTAATAGTACGGCCATTTTTTAAATCCAGTTTTCGGGAATGTAACAGATATTTATCGCATTGGTGATTGTGAATTCAAAACGCCATCCGATGCAATTGTCCACCAGTAATGGATCAATTGGATCAAGGTCGCATTCGGAGATATTGATTTTGTGAATACCTTCAACTGCATCCTTCCGCAGCTTTGAAATGATATCCAGCGCGATGCCTTCCAACTGATCTAATGTATCATCCTGTTGGTCGTCGGTTCTGTTGTTTGCATTCATCTGGCCCAGGATTACGATGGCAGATTTCTTGTTTGCCATTATCGCCGAACCGGTGTTGTAAATCTCAATCATTGGAGTTTCAAACCACATGAGGGGATATTTCATTTTTGAAAGTACATCCGCTCGGAGTTTGGAAATTCCACCATGGACAAAATTGCCTTCCAGCAAAACATGACTGTCCGCCATGCTTTGGAAATAGACTTTGAGCGCCAGAAAATTATTCATTACTGCTTTGCCTTATTGTTTTGAAGATTCAAATATTTAATGACCATCGAAAACGGTGTTTGCATAGTCTGTTCAAAATTGCCGAACAATCCCCTTTCGGAAATTTCCATTGCAGCTTCCACCCAATCACCGCCCGATTTCCCTGATCCAGAAAAAAGCACCTGGTTGGTTCTTTGCACTTCCCAGCGCAGCTGAACCACCCACCAGACGACCATCAACCGGATGTGCAATGGAACCTCCGCAATTTTTGGCGACCGGTCTTCGGCAATGGCTGAATGGAATTTCTCCCGGATGTCACCATTCCATTTGAGATTGAATTTTTTCCAAAATGGAAACATCTGAATCCACCATTTTTTTGGCCGGCATATCGATGCCACCAGTTGGTTTAAAAAAACTTCGTTCCCAGATGTTAAAAATGCTTTCACTAATTGTTCGCTAAATGCCCAATCCGCAAGCAAGATATTATTCCGATCTGGCAAATAATACGACCGAAATCCAATCCTAAAAAGCCGCATGGATTTCAGCTTGACCGGTTGTTTCATAAACTCAGTCAATGGCAATAATGCCAGCAATTCATCATCATCAAGATTGACCCAAACCGATGGATGAACCTTCGGAGTCAGTAATCGAATAATCATGTACTGCAATGCCGGTGTCCAAGGATTAAGCAGAACATGACCGACCCGGCTAAAGTCTTCCGGTGTTAGTTCTTCCCATTTTTCAGGAAATAAAATTTTCGTTTTACCGATTTCAATTTTTACCACTTCGCCTTAAATATTTGTCGATGAAGTAAAATAAAGCATAGGCCAGCATCAATGGCAAAACAACCATGTGCGCTGATTCAATGATTTTTGGCGAATTGATTTTACAATTTCCATCGATTGCCCAAAACACAATTGACCAAAAACCCATTCCAGTACAGTACAGGAAAATCATGTCAAGAACAAAGATTCCAAAAATAACTGGGCGATTGTTTATATTCTCAGGTTCCACCATCGTGCGAAATTATAAATTGATTTTGTTGGTCTTGTAAGGCGATAAACTCCACCGCCATCCCGAACACCAAAGGTGCCGGTATTGCCTTCAATTGTAACGATGAATTTTCCATTCGGCAAAACCATTTCGACCATGCCGATGTGGGCGATTCTTTTTAGTCCGGAATTGTAAATGGAAAAAACATCCCCAGGAATTTGATTGGATTTTACAAGCCGGGATGGAATGAACCAGCTGGGTGAATAACCATTTCCAGATTTTCTTCCGCACTTGATGTGGATGAACTTTTGGAAATATCCGCACCAAGCTTGCCCCGGTTTACCGCCGGAAAACAAAATTATTTTGTCGACTTCTGGGCCACGGTTGTTTCCTCCGACTTCCCGAACATTCAGTAAGTTTCTAGCCTGATCCAATAAACATTGGGCATCAGCTTGCCAGGAATTTACAGGAGCGCCGTTAATGCCCAGATTGAAAATCCATAATAAAGGAAATAGATGCATAGTCCGGTGATGGTTTCGGTTTCTTTAGGCGAAAAATTTGTCACGAAAATGATGTGGTAGAATTTCGGGAAATTAAACTTTGTCGCCATCGTTGCCATTATTCCAGCCACATACATAATCATCGCCCCGGCTAAAATATTTGTGAAATATCCGGGCGGAACCAGCCCGGCTTCTGGGCCAAAATGCTGATAAACGAAATAGTACCCAGCAAAAAAAACTAACATCGCCAGCGGCGATAAAATCATTTCATTCCAGATTCTCCACCAGCGGTTTATCTGGGCATAACGCTGAGATTCCGCAGTGTGTCCAATCGTGAATTCGGATTCATGATCACTAGGTTGAATCTTTTTTCTCTTCTTCTGAACAGGTGTTTCAACTTCCATTTTTCCTTGTCTTCTATTATGTAAAATGAATTAACTGTACTGTCTATTTTGATTGCCTCTTTTCCCTTTACGGTAATCTGGCTAGTTCCAAATTTGTCCGTAAACCGAAACACCAGAACGGTGTCCATCTTTGGCGCAGCCGTGGAATCAAAGTGCCAAACCATCACGGTGTCCTTTCCCTGCATTTTCTGTTTCGTAATTGTTTTCACAGAAATCTGAGTGATGTTTTCAATCCGGTTAAATCGGGTATTCAGCCGGGTTTCCAGCTGATCAATCTTTTCGCCCATAATCTGATTGAATGTCTGTCGGCTGACTTCAACTTTTGCCTGGCGCATTAATGTTTCGCCGGAATCGCCCTTTATCACTTCCTGATTTTTGGTCGAAAGCAATTTCATCAGGTTGCCATTTTCGGAAACGACTTGTCCGAATTTCCTTTCCCGGTAAATCAGATAAACTCCCATTGCAAGCAGAAGAATAAACGAAATAACCGGGATGGAAATCAATCTCATATTCTTGGAATATTTTGATTGGCTTCCAAAAATCCAGATAGGCGCTGGATGGATAGTGCCAGATTGTGCAGAACCTTAGTTTGCTCTTTTCTTTCAGCTGCATCGATTCTTCCTTGCTCTTCCAGCTGGGCAATCTTTTCATCAATTACGGAAACCTTCGCATTTAGTTGGCTATAAATTCCAATTACCGATGCAATCAATGCCGCACCTACGGCAATAATGGTGGCAAGAATTTCTGGTGACATGATTAAAAACGGAATGATCTTTTAAATGTGTTGTCCGCAATTTGAAAGTTAGCCCCTGGATCAGTCGGCAAAACCGGAACCTCATACAATGGATAATCTGAATAATTATCATTTAAGAATTTCCGCAATAGTGCCTCGTAAGTCGTGGCATTTCCCCTATACTGCATCACAATTCCGTTCTGTGTATCCTCGGCTGAACGATTGCGCTGGCTATCGTACTGATTCAAAATCCGGATTCCAGTGGAACCAACTGCCACCGACATATTCGGCAAACAATCAACCATTGCATTGTATGCAACAACCGGGCGAATCTTAGTAACCAGTAAAGCGTTTTCCGGAGTCAGAGTTCCGGCAGCCATTTCGGTTTTGAGTTCATCAAAAAAAGCAGCGCCAAGTATTTCGTGAATCAGTAGGCTTTCAATTTTGTTTACACTTGGAATCATTCCCAGATAAAACCGTCGTGGCTCAGTCATTGGAATAAATTCTCCCAATCTTTTACCGCCATCCAAGAATAATTTTCTTTGGTTTTGGCGGCTTTCAGATTCATCCCAAAAAAGATAATCCTCGGCATTCACTTCCAAAAACAAAAGTAGGTTTTCCGCAAAAGTGTCCGCTGATTGGCTCAGGTATTCAACAAGCTTTTCATAAACAAACAATCGAACCGGTGTAGTTCCATCGGTGTCTTTTTCAGTCAGTCCATTATCACCCAGATCCAGCGCCAAAGTTGGTGCTGCATCCAACATCATGTAATACACTAGGCACCTTTGTATGTGGGAAAGTAATTTGGCATTGGCCTCATCAACTGGGTCGGTGGTGGTGCCATCCCAGTTTGCATACCACAATTCCATCACATCAATAGTTTCCTGACCAATCATTGGAGTCAGGTATTTTATGGTCGCATCCTGAATAAATGAAATAAAGGATGTGAAATCTGAATTGATATTCAGCCGGGAATAATACCCCTTGATTTCTTCAGTGTTAGAAAGTAACATTGCTCATTACAGTTTGATTGCCGGTTGGATTATTGTCTAAGGTTGTCAATTCAAAGTCCTTTGGAGCAATGAAAAGATCGGGTGCAAAGTTCATCAGCTTCATTGCAATTTTAATTGGCTGCAAAAGAATTGTCCGTGGAATCGGTGTCCTCAGTGAAATATGAAGTTGAGCAGCAACCCGCATTTCTGAAGCACTCCCGCCCAGCTTTCCACCGGTATCCACATTTGCAAGTCCGGGATGAATTCCAACTGAACTTGCCGCATTAATCCTGAAATCTTTTGAGAGCGATAAATATTGTTCATCTGTCTTTACTTGCTGCAATGCCAGAATTTCAAAACCAGGCAAAGGTTTGTTCGAAACCGGATCGATGAAAAATTTAGTCATCACCGTTTTGTTGACATTGTTCACACCGCACAATTGCTCATCCATTGCATCTTGCAGATTGATCCAGGCTTTGTCCTTTTCTTCCTGAGTGCCGAACTGGTCAAGGTATAAACTCGGAACCTTCACATGGTATTTTACATTGTAACCGTTATCAATTCCAGATGAGTGAAATTTTGGAATCCGGTTGAGAACCTTGATTGTTTCCAAAGCGCCAAACCAAATTGGCAATCCATAAACCGCCTGTCCGCTGGTCGGCATTTTGCCGTGGTAAATAAATTGTGGCGAATAGTTCTGGATGCCGGTGTAATACCTTGGCAATGCCTGAACTTTGATTTTATTATCATCAATTATTCTTTCGCCGAAAAGCAAATAATGATTAATCTGTCCGGTGGTTTCATCTATCTGCTCCGCACGAACTGTTGACCAATCGTAAATATTCATTTCCACCGGTTGGCCGGCAATATTCAAATTGAACCCGGTGTAAACATTGGCACCAGTCACAAACTGAATGCAAGCTTTCAGCCAGTAATCCGAAATGTGAATCTTTTTCATCCATTCATCGACTGCCGGATCAAACACCGGTTCAATGATTTCTTTGGCTGGCATCTGATCTGTTCCAGGAACAATCCTTTTTCGAAAAACTCCCAATCCGGAACCATGCAGAAACGCAGCTTCAGTATGAAGTAACTGCGGCATGAAGTCATTTTCCCAAACGGCGGTTAGAATTTCATCTGGGAGTTTATCATCGGCTCCGAATTTTTCATATTTGAATCCATCGAGATTCCCTTGGTTCTTTGTCCGCAAAACATTTTTCGTGTTTGTCAGAGTCATAACCGATCGGCTCTTCTTTAAGAATGCCACCAGGTGATTGTCATTTTTCATTGTGCCAGCGAACTAAGATTTTATTAAATGCCATCAATAAGGCGATTTTGATTTCGAATGGGCGATTTTTTTGAATGTCAAAAAGCAAAAGATTATGCGATCGGTTGATTTGGTGGCCCCAGGATTTATTTGCGCCCACCGGTTCACCTCTTAATTTTCTCATTTTCGACTCAGATGGCGGAACACCAATTCGAACTCTAGGTTTAGTCACTCGCTCGGTGCCATCCTTCCGAATGAATTCAATTTCAAACTCGCCCAAAGTCGTGTGAATCATTGTCAATATCTGCCCAATTCTGAATTCTGCCATTTTCAACGATACGAATATCAGCCGATTTCTAAATTCATTTTAGGACAAGTATTTTTTTGTTCCGGTTGGAACGGTTGGAACGGGTTGGAACGCCATTCCAACCGTATTTCCAGCCTCCCTGCTGGCTCAGTCTGTGCGTAACTCACTCATATATATATATTTATTTTATTTTAAAGTATATATATATAAGGCGGTTGGCATGGTTGGAACGGTTGGAACAGAAATGGTGCCGATGTTTCCAACAAAAAGCATATCGCAAGCGCGAAAATCCGCCGGGCTGCCTCACAAATCGCAGCTATTTTTCCAAATTTTGGAAAACCTCCAAAACACTGGCTGAGATAATTATAAAAAAACCGCCACAACACAAAGCATAAAGGCATTTATTCTATTCCTTACCAAAAGCCCGAATTTAGCAATCACATAAACCACAGGGTGCCGTTGGCCGATTGACAGCGGGGGCGCCCTTTGACAATGGGCAATCCCCATTTCTCATCTGCGCTTATATGAAAACTTGCAAATGGCAATATCTGACTGATGCCAGCGCCCTTGAAATAATTATCTCCCGATTACGATGCTGGACCAAATGGAGTCGTTGCCACTCGCCATGATCCTGGCATAAAGACTCACAAGGATGTAATCGAATGTATCACTGAGGTGCGTGGCAAACTCTTGCTGAATGTTTTGGGCCTCGCTGCGCTTATCCTTGGTGTAATCGTTTTTGATTGGCGCATTCATCACCGACATGATTAATGCCCGGCAGTTGTTTGCATTGATCATTATCACAGGGAATCGCATCTCGTTCCGGCGCAATATGTTATTGATTAATATGTGGCGCATCTCATGTCCTGGCAGCTTACTTGATGCTTTAATGTTTCCCTGCCATCCATTGTGCTTTAATCGTGCGACTGCCTGTTCGAATAGCGGTGGCGCACCTAGTCTGCGATTGTTACCCGATGCATCGCCATACAGTTCCACATACTTTACTGGATGGTGTGAATACTTCTGGCAGAACTGGTCGATTAAGGTATCAATCAACAATTCGCCATCCTTATCGTTTAATGGATCAGGTTTCGAAAACAGATTATCGCAAACACGGAATTCCTGAAATTGCGTCTGGTTGATTTGCTGGCAAACAATCATGCAAGTGAATGTGATGTTGAAATCAAGCGATAATAAAAGCGGCTTATCCCGATGGATGAATGAATCCCTTTTGATGGTCATTCTTCCACCAGAATCCCAATCGTAATCGTAGGTGATAATGGTCGAATGCTTTTCCTCACTAAAGCTTGGATAATATCCGCCACCCGGCTGGCGATCCATCCGCCCATTCAAAACTTCAATGTAGTATTCCAGCGGTGACAAACTATTCTTCAAATTATCGATGTAGTCTTCGCCCAGGATTGCGATGTTGTCCGTGGTTTTGCCAGACATGAAAAAGTATTTGTCGGGCATCTGCTCTGCAAGCTTTTCCCATTTAAAAACCCATTGGCCTTCCGGTGACCAGGGTGCCGATGTGAAATGGCAAATAGACTGGTGCATATAGTGAATCTTCGGATCGTATGATCCTGGGCCAATAGTCCGCCCACGAACTGAGGTCACAAATATTTTATTCCAGACATCCTCTTTAAAAAGCGCTGATTCATCGCCACAAAGTGCATCGTAACTACCACCTCGGAATCGATCCTTTACTTCCAAGCTGCCCAATTCTATAACATGGCCATTGATGAAAAAATAACAGTATTCCGGGTTCTTTGGCATTTTATACGGCTTCGCCCAGTGTGCCGGTGGCCTCCGACCGAAAATCCATTGTCCAGTCTTTTTCCTGTCGTCCCATTCCGTGATTCCGTATTCCTTCCAGGCGGATTCCATTTCAGGACAGGTCTTTGTCAGAAGCTGGTAATAAGTCGAGGAAACCGCAAGTGATTTTCCGGTTGGCAAATTCCGAAACAATCGAAAAACATGGTGACCCATCACATGAGTTTTTCCAAACCCACGACCGGCAATCAGCGCTTTGCGTTTCTGCCTGGCATTAAGAAATTCCGCCTGCTTCGGCGTTAGATAAATTATCTGGTAGTGTTCCTTCTTCTTCATCAATCACCTCCGCATCCTGTGTTTCAAACTCAATTATTTTGTGGGCATTTTCCAAAGCTTTTGGATCTGTCATGATAATAAATCCATCCGGACGCATCCACTCGTTTGGATTCTCCAAATGCTCTTCATCATCGTTGGTCAATCCCAGCAATTCGTTCGCATCTTTTATTAACAGTCTAGCCGTGGCGAACTCGCCACGCTCCTCGCATCTCTGGGCCAGCTTCATCAACCGTTCGTAATTCGCCACCTTCATGCCTCGTTTTGAAAATCGATTGGCATCTCCAAATACTGCAACGGATTCCCTAACAATTCGCAAAGCCATGGTTTCCCCAACTTCAAATGTGGTCATGATGTCTTTGGCGGTTTGCATCGGTGTGAATCCTTCACAAAGCATCGTAAAAGCATGGCGAAACCGGGCGATGCTTTCCTTTTGCTTTTCAGTCCCGGATCGCTTACCCAAAACTATGGCCCTGTATCTGTCAATTTTGTCGCCTTCCATTGTGTAAATCTAATTGATCTAATCTTTCGATTTTAAGACTAGTTGCCGAACGCAACCTTTATTCCAATTTTCTCGCAGTACTGCGATGCCAGAATAAACGATTCAGCCACCGAATCCTCCCGGCTGATTGTCACAATTGTATCGGCTTCCTGAATTCCTTCCCGAATTACCCGATGCAAATTTGTTTCATTGTCCAGCATCAGCATATTGATGCAGATAAATGCCCTTCTCCTTTTTTTGTCGTACCCGACTATTTTTTCGTAAAAAATGGACTCTGATTTTTCAATTCCGCAGATAGCCTTAACCCTCAAGAATTCATACATCTCAGCCGGATGGCTGGCGAAGTATAAATCCAGTTCATCAAAGTTATGCCGGATCAGGTAGTTGGTCAGCTGGTGTCGAAATTGAAAGTGCATCGCGCTGGTAGTGTAGTTCCTTCAGCTCGTAGATTTTTTTCTGCAATTCTTCGGCATACCGCAGATTTTCAGGATTCTTTTCAAACCGCTGCCGGGCTTTGGTCACATAAGTATTTTGATTTTTGATTTTCTTCCGGATATCTTCCAGAGTAATCTTTTTCTGCTGGTCATCGACTGGTGTTTTACCATCAACCGGCAGAGTTCCATACCTCCAGTAATATTCGACTTTAGAATCAACCGCCTTAATCATTTCATCCAATTCAAGAATTGAAACAACCATTTCCTGAACTGATTTTGGGATTACTGTTTGACCCTTGGTTTCATTCTGAACTTGCTGGCTGAGTTTGTTTCGCTCCAGATAATATCCACGCTTCTGGATGAATAATTTCTGCACCGAATCAGGCAAAGACTTGATGTCGTAATCTGTTTCCTCAATTGGCTTTGTGGCGATTGGTTTAGCCGGTGCCACCTCAATTACATCCGGCAGATTAATTGGTTTGTAATCGATATTTAAGTATTTACCCAGTTCATAATGAATCTTTTCAAGATTGTTTGGAGTTTGTTTTTTCCCCAGGTTCATCACCAAAACTTTATTCCGGCAAACCTTTTGCAAAAGTGAAAGACCTAAATAAAAATCTTTCTCGATTGAATCCATCCACTCTTTTATCTGTTTTTCAATATTCATAAAACAAAAAAAGGGAGCATTTCTGCTCCCTTTTTAAGACTGTTTATTCGATTCTTAGTCGTTCAATCCAACTGTAGTCAAATCGGCGACAGTTCCAGCATACTCAACCATCCCGGTGGCAGACTTAAAATAAAATTCAAGTTCCTGCACATTTGCAACCTCAAGATCGTTTCCAAATTTGCGGTTGTA